CCGTACACCTGAGCGTCACCGGACACCCGAGCGTTACCGGACACCTCAGCGTTACCGGACACCTCAGCGTCACCGGACACCCAAGCGTTACCGTACACCCAAGCGTTACCGGACACCTCAGCGTTACCGGACACCTCAGCGTCACCGGACACTCGAGCGTCACCGTACACCCGAGCGTTACCGGACACCCGAGCGTCACCGTACACCCGAGCGTTACCGGACACCCAAGCGTTACTGGACACCCAAGCGTTACCTGATAATGACTGATCTAAATTTTTTTCTGACTCAACAAACCCACCAAGTTGTCCCGCCACTACTACGCCAAACGAAACTAGAGCTCTAATTCTGTATAGCTTTTTACCACTCCAGTGCACAACAAATTCACCGGTTAACTCGTATTTCTTTTGTTGCTCTTTCATTTTTAACCTCATTAATTTGGATAATAAAAAAGCCCTCTTAGTGAGGGCTTAGTTGTTGGTGGAAATTGTTTATAAACGTTCTTTTTCGCCGCCGAACTCATTAATCAGATTTTTAACGAGTTCGGACAGTGTCGCCGTCATCAAGATAAAATCTGCATCAAAACGCTGTGCGACATCTTCTTTCAGGATGTCGTCATTTTTCTCACGGATTTGGTCTGCAAATTTTAGCCGTTTTAAAGTGCAATCATCATTAAGCACAAACGATAGATTGTTTTCCCACTCCAGCGCTAATTTTGTAACAAACCCACGATCAGCCAGTGTTAAAATTTCCTCTTGAGCTAAGTCATTGTTTTTACATTTAATAACACCATCATCTGCTTTACTTCGTAGCTCCAAGTCCTCTTTTACGATCAGCCATTCCGGTGCGTCCTCGTCAGCAATCCATCGGGACATAACGACTGCCGGCTCATTTTTAAATGCCAGCGGTACTACAGGTAAACTACCAAGAGTTTTACGCAACAAAGCCAGTACATCTTCCGCGCGATTGGATGATGCCGCGTCAACATAAATTAAGTCATTTTTAGTATCAACCCAAAGTGCGGTATGTTGATATTTACTGAATGCGCGCGGTAGTAGAGTAGTAATAACATCATCTTTTAAGGTTTGCTTTTCAACTTTCTTAAGTTTGCGACCTTCGGCTTTTTCAAGCTTTTCAATCCGCTCATTTAATTCTTTATTTATCACTTCCACCGGAAGAATTTTTGTTTCTTTTTTGGCAACTAAAAGCACGTTTCCGCCCGCTGTGTGGTGCAACAATCTGCTATCTTTAAGCGGTGGAGCCCAGCCGAAATGCGTACTATCGGATGGCTGGCAAGGAGTAAACACTGCGTAATTTAACTTGTCTTGTAAGTCGTCTAAATTAAGTGATTTAGTTAAGCGATAAACCATCGCATTTTTGAACCAGTACATTTTTTTACCTCAAATAAAAAAGCCACTAACAAATAGTGGCTTATATGTAACTCAGAACGGAATATCATCATCGAAATTGTCCGCACTTTCTGCCTGATGTTTCGGTTTCACGCCGTTTTTAGCGTCAGCGTAGGCATTCTTACCTGAGGACGGTTTATCTTGCTTTTCGCCGCTTTGTCGGCTATCAAGCATTTGTAACACATCCCCAATAATCTCCGTGGTGTAGCGGTCTTGCCCGTTTTGGTCTTGCCATTTACGAGTTCTTAAACGCCCCTCAACATAGACTTTAGAGCCTTTGCGTAGGTATTCGCCCGCTACTTCCGCTTGACGGCGATAGAACACAATAGAGTGCCATTCGGTCACTTCGCGGCGCTCACCGGTGTTTTTATCATTCCAGCTTTCACTTGTAGCCACGCTGATTTTCGCCACGGTATCGCCATTTGGCATGGTGCGGACATCGGGGTCGTTGCCCAAGTTGCCGACAAGGATTACTTTGTTTATTCCTGCCATTTATTACCTCAATTTTTATCCATTTGAGCTATCAGCTCTTGATAATAATCTTGAGCTGCATCGACACGCTGTTTGATTTTTTCGATGACTGTTTCATCTCGCTTAATAACTACGGTCGTTAACCGCTTTTTCTGTGGGATTTGGTCGACTAAATCAATTAGTTTTTCCTCATTTTCCCACGGTTTAATCAGATCAAGCGGGGTGGGGAATAAGCAAAAATCAATGTGCGCCTCCTCGCAATCCCAAAGCCACATGTAGCCTTGCACTTGGATGTCATAGCCTTGCTTTTTTGCTTTATCTTCCGCCTCGTCTCTAAAAAATGGGTGAGTGCCGATATCATAAGTGCATTTTGTGTCAATGATTAGCTTACGAGACGGCACATAAATATCGCACTCACCTTGTATCCAATCATTTTCACGGCGCTCGCTGTTTTTCTTGAGCACCAAACCACGAGATAGACTACTGAGCTTTATAGCTTGCTCCTCAAGCTGTAATCCCTTTTCAGTGTATTTGTTACCCTCAAAGGACTGATAGCCAAACAAGTCAAACTTGGCAATCTCACGCACTGCACTTTTAGCAGTAGCGGAAATCTTTGCATCACCTTTTGGCTCAGGCAGTAGTCTAGATAGCATTGAGCATCTAGCTTTCATTCGGTACATTTTCTAATGCCTCTAATTCCGCGTACTGTTCCGGCGTAAACTCAAACCCATTGTCGCAAAGCTCTTGCAATGTTGTTTCTTTGTTTGCAATGCTTTTCTTACAGTTTTCAAACGCCTCTGCATCGACTTTCATTTCGGCAAATTCCGCGTCTTGGATATGATTGTCCGGATAGTCAAACTCACCGTCTTTTGCATCTTTAACGATTGCCTGATCTGCCAACACCGCTTGTTGCATCTCAACGGATAGTGGAGCCTGTTTTGATAACAACAATTTAAGCACTGTTTTTAACGCCATGCTTTCAAAGTTGTCATGCCATACGCCGAACCCCTTTTTAAACGTCTGGCTGTAGCGTTGCGCGTGTTTAACAACATCATCATGGCTCATGTATAATTCGGCGGAAAATCCATTAATGAGCTTAAAATAAGCGTAATATCCAACCGGATTTTCGTCATTTTCCGGCTCTTGCTCCCAGTCAAAAATAAACCCGTTGATAAAGTCCTTTTTGACTAACTGCTTTTTGTAAACCGGTAGCGATACAAGTCGCTCAAATTGCCCACTACGCTGGGCCAGCTGAATAAACCCTTTATAGCCGATCTGAAATTGAGCCTCGGTCTTTTTCTCTTTGCGGTTTTGATACGGGACGATATAAGCAAAGCCCAATCCGTTTTGTAGTGGTAAATTAAGTGTGGCCGCCATACATGCCGCGTTAAAAATGCTCATTGGCTCAGCATTGCGTAGCATTGTATTGCTATTAACAATCTGCATAATGCTTGTCGTAAATGTTGCCGCGTTTTTGTTTACCAGAGATTTTATTTTTTCGGTGATAATCGGATGATTCAAAAAATCCTTGAGTGATTTACACTCAGATAATTTCATTGGCGTGTTTTGTGTTGTCATTGTCTTATTCCTTTTCTAAATTTTTTCTTGCCACGACCTCGATCGCTTTGTCGCGGAATGTGCTTAATTTATCCCACGCACCGGCGCCAAAGGCTAGCCACTGGAACTCTAAATCATCATTGCTCAAAGCCCCAACTGCGTCATTAATCGCATCAATCATTAATTCGTCACCGTTTTTTGCGGCCTCATCAATTCGGGATTTTTCCGCTTCAAGCTCGGCTTCGTATCTTTCCGCTTCTTCAATTTGTGCGTGATACTCAGCCTCTAGCCGATTTTCCCAAGTTGTTTGTAATCCTCTCATAGCAAATCCTGATGCCCCAAGTTGTAAAATTTATGTAAGCACTTATGCGTTAAGTCTTTACTTGCCATTGCGTTTTTCCTGTAAAAGTGCGGTCGTTTTTTCGAGATATTCTTGCGATTCCGCGTTCAAATTCGGCTGCGCATCACCAAATTCCGCAATCCATTCGGCTTTTGCTTTGCGCTCCCAGTCTGCGCTGATTTGCTCGCTCACATCGTTGTTGTAATAATCAGTAGCGCTTGTATGTTGTGTTTTTATCGACAATGTCGCCAACATGTACAGCATCCATATCAAACCTAAAACTGCGATAATTGCTGCGATAATTAATTTTTTCATTTTTGCTCCTTGGTTTTTTTCGTTCCGTTGGCCAAAAAAAAGCCCTCGTTTTACGGAGGGCAAACCTAAGGAACCAATTTTATAGGTTGCATAAGTTTTAAGCCCTCATGCTCGGCTGTGGAGATTGTAAGGTGGCTCTTGCAGGGATTCGAACCCTATGCACTTTTTTACAGCAATCAGACACTGTTAATTGATAATACGCCTTTCGGCGACCCGCTAATTTCCCTTTGTCATTAGCAAACACAAGAGCCATGTTTTATTGCCATTTCAAAGCGCACTCTGTCTTGCATTTGACGCGTTCGCATGCTTAAAACTGTCGATCTGCCGAATGCGCTTTGAAATTCACACTTTAGTTTTGTGCTCCCCAAAACTTTAAACTTTGACGCCATTAACTGTTGCAAACTTACGCCTATCATCTGCCAGTTACCGCATTGCCGCTGGCGGGTTACGGATTTTATGTATAGAGAGCTCATCGTTTCCGACTTCTTTCTGTGATTGCGTATTAGTGTGATATACACATTGCTCCATCCCTATACCGACTTTGCTCAACGCAGGGCCGTGCTTTCGCAAAATCCCTTTATGTTGTCACTAAATTTACCGTCTCTCCGATATGTCACGCCTAAGCCGCGTTTGCTCGTCTTTAAAATTCACTCAATATTTCCGATTCACTGCCGGAGGCATATTTAAGCTAAACACATTGTCGGATTATGTCTTTTGTCATAATGCTGTTGCAGTGTCGGGTCTATCTGCCGTCCGAACTTTTACTAACTGCTCACCATTGGGCGATCAATGTGTTTTGGATTTAATTGTTAAAGAGCATTGCCTTTCGGCTTGGTTGTAAAACCTTTATTCAAGCCCTCACCAAAAGGGCTTAGTAAAGATTCTTATTGTTTTGTTAGTTGTTCCGCTTTTACTGGGAACCAGTAACAATCTTTGTTTAAGTAAACAAATCGTCCGCCTGAAATATCTTCTTTCTTTTCAAACCCGATAACTTCGAATGGACCAAATTTGATTCCAAAGTCGTTTTTATAAATAACTCGGTCGCCGACTTTTAAACCGCACTCAATCGGTGCTGTTGAGTTAATCTGTTTTTTCAAATCTTGAAGAGTTATCATTTTGGCTCCTTGTTTTTGTGTATCTCGTTTTGATGGGCTTAGTATCACATTTTGAAATAATATAGTCAACACAAAATGTGATTTATTTAGTTAAAAATATTTCATTTTGTGATTAATTGATTGATTTTCAAAGAAATAAATTTTTAAAAAATGTGTTTAATTGCTTATTTTTTAATCAATGCGAGAATAAAAATATAAAGTGCGGTCGTTTTTTGAGGTGTTTGGTGAGCGTAAGCAAGGTTTGGTTGTTATTAAGCAAGCGTAACAAGGCTAGATTTTTAGGGGGTTGCATTAAATTGAGTGGAGGATAAGCAAGA